GTTAGATTCCTAAAACGTGCTTTTAAGTTTGATGAAGCCACCGGACTTTACCTTTCACCTTTAGATAGGAAAACAATAATAGATCGAGTCAGATACGTTAAAGCCAAAGCTTGGCTTCCAGATTTAGAGATGCGTTGTGAGATGAGCCTTATGGATTGCATGCCACATGGAAAAGATTATTTTGAGGCTTTCAAATGGTTTCTTAATAGTGTGATGGAGGAGTTAGACCTTCCAGTCTTTACTACTAATTACACTACTTTGCGAACCAAATGGGAAAAAGAGTCACGCATTTGTAAAATGGAAGCTGGGAATGATATTTTCTTTTTGAAACCCCATGCTAACTCTTCACGTAGTCAAGTCTTTTACTTTCCACCCGATTTAGCCCCCACTTTACATCAAGGCAGATGGGTCCTTTTCTTAGAAGGACCACGACCACCCACAGAAAATGAGAATTTTAGACAGCAAAATATTTGGAGTCCAAAAGAAGGGTTTGTACAGCCGCCCACTTCTACAGGCTGTGCAACTTCTGCACAAGTTCAACAAGCTGTTAACACCATTAGGCCAGGGATTACCCTTCAGCAATTACAAAGTGAATTAGATGGTAGACCTGCTGGAGGAGGAGGATTAACACTACAACAATTGAGGGATGAATTAGCTAGGAATGTGCCGCCTGGTTCTACTACTAGACCAGGTATTACCCTTCAGCAATTACAGAGTGAGCTAGATAGTAGACCTATTGGGGGAGGAATAACATTACAACAATTGCGAGATGAATTAGCTAGAAATGTCCCACAGTCCTCGCATCCGGGGAATTGCCTTACCCTACAACAATATAGGGCAGAAAAAGAGAATTACCTTACGCTAGAACAGTTGCGACGTGAGATACAGTTCAGACCCATTACCCATGGGGATGACAATGTAACCGCAACAGTGTTGAGAAGAGAATTGGACGCACGGCCCTGTGTGACAATCCAACAAATACAGCGTGAATTAGATGCTAGGCCTTGTCGTGCTAGCACCGTCATAGCTCCTGGTCAAGTGACGCAAATGCCAGGACCAGTCATAGTTCCAGGTCAAGTGACTCAAATACCTGGACCGTACCCTTATTACCCACAAGGAGGAATTTGGGATATGGTTGTCAATAGAGTGCGTTTTAGAGTTAGATATCCAGCACAACCAGGTGATGAATATGGAAATGTTTTGGTGAGTGGTAACAATGAAATGCAGGTTGCTGCTTGTCTTGGAAACGATCCTGGGCGATATCAGCAAGAGATCATAAATGGTAGAAAGTACTACAGAATACCAAGAGGTGATCCACCACATTGGCCATGGTCCGTTCTTCATTGGAATTTAATTCAAATTTTAGAGGACCTGGGTGCAGTGGACCCCATAAGAGGAACTGCCAAGGGTGGTAGATGGGAGTGGGCAACGTTGAGTGATAATATTTTAAACATAGCCCATGCCCTATTTGAAGGGGTCAAAACAGTTTAGTCTATGCTTTATTTTAACTTCAAAGCTTGTAGTGTTAGTAGGTTATTTAAAGCGTGTGTGTTTATTTTATTTAGATACAGATTTTTTCCGTGTAGCTTGTAATGTGTCGGTTTGTAAAAGGCTGGTTTGTACGTTCCAGGACCTTTCCCTTGTGGGTTGAGCCAAAACGTTCGTCTTGCATTACTTAATATAGCTTGTACTATATCGCATGTGTTTCTAAATTTTTATTACACAACTAGAATTTCATGAGAAATTACAGTTAATACTTTTGAGTATGGATGAAAGATTGAGTCTACGGACATGGTAAGCCGCTTGAAAGATGGACCTCGGAGGATAGCTAAGCATATTAGAGTTGCAAAGCACCCTTTATCGAGATACCAATCTTGTGCGCTCCCTTCTTCTACCCAGAAAAGAGTTCTTTACTGTTTTCTCATATGTTTCTAGGAGTAAAACAGTAAAGAACTCCCTTCTTCTACCCAGAAAAGAGTTCTTTACTGTTTT